CCTTAGGTTGACTTATTATGATGGCGTATTCTGGTAAATTTCGCCCAAGTAATATTCAAAAATATCGAGGAGACCATCTCAACATTATTTATCGTAGTTTGTGGGAACGAAAGTTCATGGTCTACTGCGATAAGAATGAGAATATTCTTGAATGGGGAAGTGAAGAAATTGCCATACCATATCGTTCTCCTTTAGATGGGAGAATACACAGATATTTTCCAGATTTCTATATTAAGGTACGCGAAAACACTGGAAAAATCCAGAAGTATATTATAGAAATCAAACCCAAAAAACAGTGTATTGAACCACAGAAGCAGAAGAAGCATACTAAAACTTATATTAGAGAAGTGACTGAGTATGCTAAAAATCAAGCAAAGTGGAAAGCTGCATCAGAATACTGTAAAGATCGTTTACTACAATTCAAGGTCTTAACGGAAGATCATCTAGGTGTATGAGTAGATTACAACCTGTCGTGGACGGATTCACTGGACTTGAAAGTTCAGATGACATCATGATCCAAGTTCTAGAGGTATTGACTAAAGAAGTCTTACTTCCAGAACCAGGGAATTTCTACACATTTGTTTATAGAGCAAAAACACCTAATATTGAATACGATGAGTTTCCCTTGATTGCATGTATCGATGTACAAAAATGGGGGTTTGTTGGATTTAGTTTCCACTGGGGAAAACAAAGAAACTATAGCTGGGAAGAAGTTGTTGGCAAACTACATGTAGTTGAAGCTAATGAACTTGAAGATGCTAGATCATTAGGTTATGCCAAATTTAGAATATCCACATAAATAGGAAATAAAAAGGAATGGCAGCCCAATCCAACATAATCTTAAGGTATCCATTAGATATTATCGATGTGACGACTGATTATATGTCCATCGAAGTAATGGAGTACAAACCAGGAGGAATTCCTTCCTTTAAAGGTAAAGTATCTGATTACGGAGCAAATACCAAAACAAAATCTGGTAAAGCAACATGCACTATTTTCTTGCCAATGCCAGACAGTATTGCTTCTGTTAATAGAACTGGATGGGGAGAAAGTAGAATAAGTGCTCTTGCAGGTGCAGGACTTAAACTTGCTGGAGGTGCTTTAGATGCCGTATCTGGAAAGAAAACTGATCTTATAGGTAGCGTAGTAGATGAAGTTCAAGGTTTAGCAGGGTCTGGATCGGGATATGATTTACTTAGGAATTATATCAGGGCAAGATCTCAGATTGGAATCATTAACGGTTTAGCGGGATCAAATATCAGCTTAAACGATGTTCTTGGAAGACAGTCTGGACAAATCGTTAACCAGAATGTTGAACTGCTTTTCAATGGTGTATCTCTGAGACCCTTCGGATTTAACTGGGACTTAGTTCCTAGGAGCAAAGAGGAAGCAGATAAAGTAAGAGAAATAATTCAAATTTTGAAGAAAAGTATGTCTGCAAACAGAGAGAATACTTCTTTCCTTAAAACTCCATATGTATTCAGGTTGAGATATAGAAAAGGTAGTGGTAACAATGAATTTTTAAACGCATTTAAAATTTGCGCTATGACTGACATTGGAGTCGATTACACTGGTTCTGGAGCATACTCAACTTATGAAAATGGAAGTCCAGTTCACTATCGGTTGAACTTATCCTTCACCGAACTCGAACCTATCTATCAAGACGACTTCGATAAGGAGGGATACTAATGGCTAGCAACTCTTACTTCAGACTATTACCAGACTTTCAATACCTCAACCCAACACAAACGGGTGGGGCTAGAAAGCAGTATGTAGATGTCAAGAATCTCTTCCTTAGGATGAAGGTTAAAGATTCTGCACTGTTGTATGCTACCAATTTTATCAAGTATCAGGTTTATGAAGGAGATAGACCTGACAATGTAGCAGAGGATTTATATGGTAGTCCTTACTATGATTGGGTAGTTCTTCTAACTGCCAACATCATTAATGTCAGGGACGAATGGCCTATTAGTTCCAGACTTCTTTATGATTATGCAGCGGATAAGTATGGAGAAAATCTAAACGCAACTAGACACTACGAGACAAGAGAAGTCAAAGATAGCAACGGTAGACTTATCCTTCCTGCTGGGCAAATCGTAGATCCAGGATTCACAATCCCTGATCCAGATAACATCGGACAAACACTGAATCCTGTCGTAAGTGTGTCTAACTGGTTAGTTGAGACTAGAAAAAACAATGAAAAAAGGTCCATTAAGGTACTCAAAAAAGAGTTCTTAGGACCTTTCTTAGAAGAAGTTAGAAGTTTCTTGCAATATCAGGAGTCTTCCCAGTACAATTCCAGCACTGGAAAAGTTGCTTCTGATGATTTAATTTAAAGAAGACTGAGTAAACCATTGACGCTTTTCTTAGCGTTAATGGTAGAGTATGGAACTGCGGGATTATCAAGAAGAACTGGATCCTGTCCCCTCATTCTGGCGACTCTGGTGATCTCCTCGTTCTCCTTCTCCGTTGCCAGATAACGATCCTCCAGAAGTTTGGTCGTTATTTCTTTGGCACTTGCAAGATCCACATCCACAGCTGAAGTTGAGTGGTTGTATTTCCATGCGTTTCTAAATGTTCTAGTGGGCAATTCAGTGTGATCGATTACAGCATACTCTGCTACGGGGACATCCTTTGCGATGATATCCTCGTCAGAGAGCATACACTGTTCCGAAGGGATAAGCAGGTTGCAATAACCGTCATCCCCGTTAAAAACGATTACTTTATTGCGAGACATCAGAGAGCAGAAGAAACTACGATGTTTTTTGCGGAGGGAAACATGATCAGGACTTTGTTCCTTGCATCAGTATCATCTTTAGCAAATACATCCAATTTAGTAGTATTTGTATTGTTGCCATCATCATAAGTGACGACATAATGATTACCTTGAAAAGCCATTGATTTAATGAACAATTTCTACTAACTTATTTATTAACAATAAAATCACCAATAACCAAAACATCGATGTTCATTTTTAGAAAAGATGAAATTGCATGATATGGAGTTTCTACGATTGGTTCTCCATTGTCGTTAAAAGATGTATTAAGAATCACTGGAGTTTCTAACCTACCCAACAAGTCATAAACTTTTGGATTTTGATCAGAGTTAACAGTTTGAATTCTGCAACTCTTATCCATATGAGTAATTGCGGGAATTTTGTCAGTCTTAGAAGTTTGGATATAGAGCATGTATGGAGTTATAAATCCTTCCTCAAAATATTCAGAAACATCTTGCTCTCTAATAATTCCAGCAAAAGGTCTCCAAGACTCTCTATGTTTAACCCTCTCATTCAAAATATCTTTATTTTCCGCAACAGCAGGACTCATGAATATTGATCTAGAACCTAATGCTCTGGGACCATGCTCAGATCTTCCCTGAAACCATCCAACAATTTTTTGATTTGATAGCATCACAGCAACTTCATTTGCATCATATGGCACATATGATAATCCAAATGCATCGAGATACTCTTTTATTTGATCATTAGAATAATCTCTTCCTAACAAAGATATATTTTCTGGAAGATCTATGGTTTCATTCTCCTCAAAACATCCCCATGCTGCTGCACCAAAGTGAAGTCCAGCATCATCAGTAAATGGGGGAATGTGAATATTTTTAAATAATCCACTTTCTTTGATGAGGGTATTGGCAACAATATTGAGGAATGTGCCTCCAGCGAAACAAGTAGTTTCGTCTAAGTGATATTTTCTCAATCCTTTCAAAAGACTTAGCATTCCATCTTCAAAACTCTTTTGAAGCCACCGTGCTCCTTCTTCTGGAGTGTCTGGTGGATTAAACCACCCACCTTGAGGAAATGTAATGTATGGGATGCTGTGATCAATTACTGAAAATCCAGATTCAAATCCACCCTTATATTTGTCTAGGGATCCATATGCAGACAATCCCATAATTTTTCCAACAGACGAAATAAAGTCAGTCCGAGATTCTGTTTTTTTCTGCATCTTCCATGCATATAATCCAGAAGCAACATGTGAGTAATAATTTCCAAAATTATTCAATTGTTGATCTGGCATATTATAGAATCTAAAAATCTTCTTTTCTTTATTAAAATATCCGATTGAATTATTTTCAACATAGGGAATCTCACTCCTATATGGATCATAAAGTCCAGATCCACCACCATCAAATGTAAGAAATGTTCCCTCATTATATGGTGAGGTGAAAACAGTAGAAGATGCGTGAGCTAAATGGTGACCACAGAAACGAATCTTAGCGTTTGGAAAATGTGGTTTGATATTTTTAAAAGTTAGATTCTCATCATAATGAAATGGTACTGCAGTATTATAAACGGTAACATAGTAAACTATATCAACATCCTTACCAGTTATCCCAGCATATTCTAAACAATGGTTAATAGATTTGTGAGGAAATTCTCCATCATACTTTATTCTACTAAGTCTTTCTTCATTAACACTACATATATGCTTTCCATGAATAAAGATTGTGCATCCAGAATCATGGATATCAGCTTCCGTCAACTTACCAGTTTCGGAATTAGTTAAGTTTGCTGCGATAGGATGATTTATATCACCATTAAAATCAGCACCGTAAATACCAACAATAATCATATCACTTTTATTAGTATCTATATTAAAAGGGGGAACTTAAGTTCCCCCCAAAATTTATAAATTACTCTTCAGCAAGACGCTGGAAGTAACTCAGAGCATCATCTTCGTCTTCAGATGCCGAAGAAGTTGCCTTAGGAACGGAAGCGAAATCATAATCATCTTCCTCATCGACAACCTCAGGATCGGGTGCCTTAGGAGCAGCAGAGATCCCGAGAACATAATCGAGACGCTTCTTCAGTTCGTCATAGGACTTGAACTGAGTGGGATCAACAATCTCTGCAAGAGAGTATTGCTTCTTCCAGATTGCTTCCATAGCATCGTCGTCATCCAGGAGAGCACCAGGACGAGCAAACTCAGAGGAGTCGTAGTTCCAGTATCCAGCAACCTTCTTGATCTTGATCTTGAAGTCTGCACCTGCCCAGAAATCGAACGGGTTGATAGGATCTTCGTCTTCAAACTCAGGTTGCATGGCAGACATGATCTTGTCAAAGATCTTCTTACCAAACTTATAGAGGAAAACTTTGCCTTCGTTGTCGGGATTTGCGGGATCCTTCACAACATAGATGTTGGCATAGTACGACAGTTTACGCTTTTGCTTACGAGCGGTTTCTTTGTCGTAGTCAGTGCCACTGTTCCAGAGACTCGTGTTGAGTTCGGAGACAGGATCTTTCTGACCAAGAGTAGTCAGAGAATTCTCGATGTACCAACCACCAGTGCCTTGGAAGGCATGGGAGTACATTTTTGCCCACGGAAGGTCTTCACCTTCAGGAGCAGGAAGGAAACGGATCACTGCATAACCGTTACCTGCTTTATCGACTTCGGGTTTCCAAAGACGATCGTCAGACGCGCCACCTCCCTTGTTGGTTTTTTCTACTTCCTTGACCAGTTTGGCAGTCAGGGAACCGAGGGAGGACTGTTTCTTAAGGGATGCAAAAGACATTTGGATTTGGCTTGTGAAATGGATTTGGTTTGTACGGGTCTATTATAGGGCGGACCCAACGCCCATGTCAAGAAATCTGTTTCCTGACATTTTCGAGGGTTTTCTGCATGTTGGCAAAAAGAACCCCACAGTCCACATCAGATGGGAACCCCATCATTATAGCAGACTTACGGACATTATCGCGCATTTCTTTTGCGCGAGGATCATCGGAGAGAGTCATCCGTGTGTACAGATTCCTCTGCTTCTCCAGCAGAGTGTCGAGTTTGTCAAGATGCTTGACCTTATCTTCACGATCCAACTTGTCGAACGCAAACACTTCAGTATAGATTTCTTCCTGAAGTTCATTAATATCTTGGATTGCCTCTTGGACAAATTCCGATTCAAAGAAGTCAGACATTTTTCTCCTCTGCCTGGGTTATTTAGATAAAATTGGAAGAATTGTAGCAACTAAAATGACTCTTCTTTCTTTAGCAGGACTTTGCATAAAATGCTTTCCACTAAAGAGTATAGCATCATCTTCCTTTGGATTATGACTCTCGTATTCAGATCTTTCTAAATTTTCGCAAAATGTTTTACCACCAGAATCAGTCAAATATAAGATAACATTACCATGAGGATACTGATGATCTATATGAGGTAAAGTATTGTATATTTTATCTTGTGGATGGACGCAGTTCAGAGAAATTCTTAGGTATGATGCAAACTCTATACCATTGAAGTCTAAAATTTCATTCAACACACCAATAACTGCATGTAATTCGTTAGCATCTGAATGACAAGATTTTGGGTATCTAAATTCGTTTTCTGGTCTTTGTAATATCGTTCTGGTATAAAAGGGGAGGTTTTTTTGTTCTCCATCCACATTAACAGGATCACTATAATTAGGTGTCGCTGATGGTATGTACGACCACATAATGTCTGTACCAAGAACCCATTGCTTGAACCTTCTATAATTTTCGGAGCAAGGATTCTCTAGGACTTTCATAATGGCAACCGTGCTCTCGTGGTCTTTTTCATGAAGTTGAGATCGATAGCATCACGCTTCAATTTCTCCTTCAAAGGTTTTGAAATAAGTTTGGTAATTGAGTCTACTTCAATACTATTCTCTTCACAGAAAAGAACAATTGCCTCAATATAGTTGATCTTTTCACGCAAGACCAGATTCTCAATTTCTAAAGAGAACTTTGTGGCATTCATAAATTTCTTGCCCAAAGCTTTGGTTAGTTCATTTTCCATTTAGTTTAAATTCTACGAAATTTCTGATGTACTTTGTGAGTAATTTCATGTACTTAAGTTTATCATACTCTTCGTATACTTCACAACTCCCGTCCTCACATGCCATGATGATCACGAACTTTTTAACAGGAACACCTGTCAGTTCATAGTACATGCAAGCATAAGCGGCACATTGGACGAAATAACCATCAATCCAATCTCTTGGTTTTGGTTTCTTACTGGTTTTAAAGTCGATGATCGCCAATTCGCCTTCATATTCAGCGATACAGTCAACAGTGCCAGCAACACCGAGTTCTCTACTATACAAAGAACCTTCCAAAGTATGAATATTGTCAATCTTATTCAAAGTAGGCTTAGCAATCTTGAATAAGAAGTCTGGAAGAGGTTGAACCTCTGGAAGATCCTGATTCTTAAGATAATTTTCAGTCAAAGTGTGCATGTCGGTTCCACGACGGGTTGCCTTCCGAGTGATCTCGTTGGCAACCTCATCACCGACCCGTTTACGCCATTTAGCAAACTTTTCCCGTTCATAAAAACTGATGATAGAGGTAATGGATACCATCTTTGCATCAGGTGTATCATAGTATCGAACACCATCAATGGTGTCTCTCTCTAAACGAGGGAGTTCAATTTCAAGATGATTAAACATTACATACCAAGAGCCAGTTTTGTAGTTAGATATTCCTTACAGAGACCAGAACGAACGATATC